ATACTAACCTTCCAAATGATGAAGATCTAACTATTTCATTTGGTATTCAAAATGGTGAAGCAGTAGCAAAAACTATGACAATTGATTACATTAATGTAATGGTTGAAAGATAGGAGTAAGTAATGGCAGATGCAGTTACAACAACAACCATACAAGATGGTGATAGGCTAGCTGTTATACAGCTTACTAATACATCTGATGGTACTGGTGAAAGTGCAGTCACAAAAATAGACGTTAGCGCTTTGCAGCCTAACAGCTCGGGTGGACAAGCTTGCACAGGCGTTAAGCTTGGCAAGATTGTTTATTCTACTTTTGGAATGAGTGTAAAACTTTTATGGGTTGCAACTACCGATACTATCTGTTGGGATCTTAATGCAGACTATACGACTGATGAAGACTTTACAGGCTTTGGTGGTATACAAAATACTGCTGCAGCAGGCGGAAAAACAGGAGATATAGCACTTACTACTACTGGTCACTCTGCTGGAGATTCTTACGTTATAGTTTTAACTTTAATTAAAGATTACGATTAATTTAAATGGCAACGCCAAGAAAAGGTAAGGCCAAAGTAAAAGTAACCGCCTCTGGCAAAAGAGTTAGTTACGGCCAAGCTGGTAAAGCTAAGGGTGGTGGTTCAAGAGTTAAGCCAGGTACATCTAAGGGTGATTCTTATTGCGCTAGAAGTCTTGGTATAAAGAAAAGACTATCTAAAAAGAAACAAAACGATCCTAATACTCCTAACAATCTATCAAGAAAAAGATGGAAATGTGTTGGAGCAAAATCTAAGAGGAAGTAATGGCTACTAAAAAAGACGCTTGTTATCATAAGGTAAAGCGTAGTGCAAAAGTTTGGCCTAGCGCATACGCTAGCGGTAGACTGGTCCAATGCAGAAAAGTTGGCGCAGCCAATTACGGCAATAGCAAAAAAAGAGTAAAAAAAGCAATAGGCGGTAGTGTTCGTGGCCAGGGCGCTGTAATGACCAATAGACTAAGATAATGGGAAAAGAAACACTTAGAGATTGGTTTTCTAAAAATGACGGTACAGGATGGGTAGACTGTAAAACAGGTAAGCCTTGCGGTAGAAAAAAAGGCGAGAAAAGAAAGAGTTATCCAGCTTGTAGGCCTACCAAAGCACAATGTACTTCAGCTGCTAAAAAGAAAAAAGGACCAGCTAGGATTAGTTGGAAAAAGAAAACAAGAAAAAAATTATTCGAGGGCGGTCCAATTCGTGGTCAAGGAATTGTTATGACTAATAGATTAAGATAGAATAATATTATGGCAAAACTTAAATATCCAGATAAAGCTGATTTAGATAACAATAAAGAACTTAGCTCTTATGAAAAAAACAGAGCTATGGCTATTGAAAAAGCTATGAGAAAACAAAATAGAATAAAAAAGTTTGCGGGTGGTTCTATAGCAAAAGGTTGTGGAGCAGTTATGAATCAAAAAAGAAAAGTTACTACATTTAGTTAGGAGAAAATATGTCAACTAAAGATAAAAAAATGCAAGCTAAAGAAGCTGCGAGGTTAAGTGCAAAAGTAAGACCAGATGCACCTGTAAAAGAAGATCGTATATATCTAAATATGCCTAAAAAGAAAGCTCCGGCTAAGAAAGCTCCGGCTAAAAAAACAACCAAAAAAGGTAAAAAATAATGAAAAATACAAAATACAGCAGTATGATGAAGAAGTCTAAAGGCGGAAGTATCATGAAAAAATCGAAAGGTGGAAGCATGATGAAAAAGTCAAAAGGTGGGAGCATGATAAAAAAATCTAAAGGTGGATCTGTAATGGCAGGAAATGCAAACAGAAGAAGAGCTGATCAAAGTTAATTAGTGCCACATCTGATAAGTAACATCCCACATTTTAAATGCTGGGTTAGGAGAGAGTTTACTCATAATCACGAAAAGTACCAAGATGAGTACATACATGCGCTTGCAATAGCCGTAAACACTATTCCAGATAGATCTCTAAGCTTCCAGGTTGTATTTACCGGAGAAGAAGCTAATTGTGATGACTGGGATGAAGGCAACATTCATGGTGGCGCTATGTGGGCCAGAATGCCTATACAAGGGTTAGTTGCTGATATTCCTATGGAAAACTTCCCAAAACCTATGGAGGACCACTTAGTTCAACCGTGGGATTGTGAATCAAGAGATCATTCGGTTGCTGTAATGGACAGAGTAAGCTCTTCTCCTTGGGTAGCAAAAATAGGCCCAGAGTTCTATACAGCTAAATATTTATTTACGGTTGATTACACCAATAATGAAATTGCAGATGACTCTGCACAACACAAACAATCTCATGTATTATATATAACTGAGGATTGTGAATGGAAAGGTAACTTAATTGCTTTGCCAAACAATAGAGTAAGGGCAACAAGCCCTGCTTTATGGGTTACAGGCGAAGGACCTCCAGATTTTAAGCCGTCACAATGGGCGCATTCTGCTGAAGGTCATGAGAGTTATTTAGACCCATCAATTACTTTTAATAATTTATACGAAGAATGATATGCACTACACCAAAGACTTAGATGAGGTTATAAAAGGACTAAAAAAAGCAAGTAAGCTACATGCTGCTCAAGCTAAAAAATTAGAAAAAATAAATAAAGATCAAAAGTCATATACTGGTGTAAAAAAGAAAAAAGTAATTAGAAAAAGGAAAAAATAATGGCTACTTCAAACAGTACAGATTTTGAACCAAATGTAGCTGAGTTTATAGAAGAAGCTTACGAAAGATGCGGTTTAGAGCTTAGAACTGGATATGATTTAAAAACAGCAGTTAGAAGTGTAAATTTAATGTTGGCAGAATGGGCCAATAGAGGCTTAAACCAGTGGACAATAGAACAAGCTACACAAACCGTTACTCAAGGCACTACCGAATACACACTTAACGCTAACATAATAGATATTCTAGATGTAGTGGTTAGGAGAACGGTTAATAATGTTCAAACAGACATTTCTATCAGCAGAGTTGGTAGATCTGAGTATTTAAACATACCTAACAAAGAAACACAGTCTAGACCAACTCAGTATTTTTTAGATAAATCAATAGTTCCAATATTAAAAGTATGGCCTGCGCCAGAAAATTCTACAGATATTTTAGTATTTAATAAAATTGTAAGAATGGATGATGCAGATGCTGCAACCAATAATATAGATATGCCTTTTCGGTTTTACCCTTGTTTTGTTGCTGGGTTGTCTTACTATTTATCTTTAAAAAAAGCACCACAATTAACACCACAACTCAAAGCATTATACGAAGAAGAATTCAGAAGAGCTGCTGATCAAGATGAAGATAGGGCATCTTTTAGGATAAGACCAAGTATTAGGATGCATTAAAATGGCTTATGCTCTTGGTAAATTTGCTTTAGGTTTATGTGATAGGTGTTCTTTTGAATATAAACTAAGCGAACTCAAACAAGAATGGACAGGTTTTAAAGTTTGTTCTAGTTGTTATGAACCAAAACATCCTCAACTAGAGCCAGAACCTCATGTTGCAGATCCAGAGGCTTTATACAAACCAAGACCAAATAATGATACAGAAGCTGGAGAAGGTTTTGTTGTAGTTACAAATTCTAACATCTATCAAAATGATTTTATGAATCCTTCTACCCTACCTTCTAATTTCAATATTAATAAAGTTACATCAACACTAGGTAGCGTTTCAGTTGTTACAGACGGTTCAGCCGCGCCATCTCCATCACCTACTCCATCACCTACTCCGTCACCAACACCTTCTCCTTCTATTACAACTTATACGGTAACGGTTGCAAGTTATTCTGGAGCAAATTATTTTTACATTAATGGGTCGAGAGCGGTTACTTTAACTTTTGTTGAAGGGCAAACATATAAATTTGATCAATCAGATAGCACAAACAACAATCATCCATTAAGATTTTCAACCACATCAAATGGCACGCATGGGGGTGGATCTGAATATACAACAGGAGTTACTACAAGCGGCACTCCTGGATCTTCAGGAGCTTACACTCAGATAGAAGTTGCAAGCGGCGCACCTACGCTTTATTATTACTGTACTAATCACTCAGGTATGGGTGGTCTAATAAATACCTAATATGAGCAGTCCAACAACACTAGCCGAATTAAAAACCTTAATACAAAACTATGTTCAAAATAGTGAAACTACTTTTGTAGCAACTTTAGATGATTTTATTCAAATAGCAGAGGACAGAATATTTGAGTTAGTCCAGTTTGATTATTTTAGAAAAAACGTAAAAGGTCTAATGACGCAAGGCACTAGATTTTTAACTACTCCAGATGATTTTGAATTAGCTTTTTCTCTTGCATGTATAGATAGTACAGGTGTGTACTACTATTTAGACAAAAAACATCCTAGTTTTATGCAAGAATATGCGCCTAATCCCACATCTTCAATATCTAGAGGAAGGCCCTTGTATTATGGAGACTTTGACAAAGATCTAAATACCGGTACAAAAGAATCTACTTTTATTTTAGCGCCGGTCCCAGATCAAGACTATATAACAGAATTACATTATCTTTATAAACCAAATTCACTAGTAACAGATACTAATGGCACTTGGATTTCTGAACACGCAAAAAATGCACTACTTTATGGCGCTCTTATTGAAGCTTACACTTTTATGAAAGGAGATCTTAGTTTAATGCAATTATATGACAATAGATTTAATCTAGAAATATTAAGATTAAAAAACCAGGCAGAGGCAAGAGGAAGAAAAGACGAGTATCGTTATGATTCTTTACGAACTTCTGTTTCGTAAAAAAAGGAGAGAAAATGAAAAAAATTAAAAGCCTTAAAGGTAAAACTGTGGCTATTGTTGGCATGGGTAAAAGCTGGTTTGACTATAATTTAGCAAAATCACACGGTACTCATTTTGATGAAGTATGGGCCGTAAATGCAGTAGCATCTGTTATTTATCACGATAGAGTTTTTATGATGGATCCACCATCTAGATTTTTAGATACTGATGATGCAGGCGGTCAGACCGATAGCATGTCAACATTATTAACAGAACACCAAGGCCCTATCTATACATGTGAGTTAGACGATCGTTGCTCTGGTCTTGTTGAATATCCTATAAAAGAAATAGTAGAGCAAACAAGTTGCTATTATTTAAACAACACAGTTGCTTATGCAATAGCTTTTGCTTATTGGAATGAGGTAGCAAATTTAAAACTATTTGGCGTAGATTTTTCTTACAAGGGTAATTTACATTTTGCAGAAGCAGGCAGAGCTTGTTGCGAATTTTGGTTATCAAAATGTATTTCCGAAGGTATGCAGATAGAAGTTGCTCATAGCAGCGGTCTTCTTGATACAGATGTGCCAGCAGAACAAAAATTATACGGCTATCATAGGCTGGCAGATCCTTTAATCGTTTTACAAGATGAAAATTCTGTTCAAGTAAAAAAATTAAGTGATGTAGAAATAAAAAAAATGCACAAACAACCTATATTAATTGATAAACATGATAGTCATCTTAAAAAAAATCAAGTAGGAGAACCGAATAAATGGTAATGAGTTACAAAGCAGGTCCTGAATTAGGAATGATTGAGGTACATACAACCAGCGAAGGAGGTCATCCAGTAGAGTTTTGGTCTGACTTATGTATTAAAAAAATTGTATCTGTAAG